AGGTGGCTATAGAGGCGGCTTTGGTCAACAGCAGGGTGGATTCGGCCAGCAAGGTGGTGGATTCGGTCAGCAAGGTGGCTACAGAGGCTCTATGGGCGGAAAAGGCGGTCAGCAAGGTGGCTACGGTCAGCAACAAAGGTCTAGAAGCCCTTATGGGCCAAGCACAGGATTTCCCGGACAACGGCCTGCTCCTAACTACGGGCAAATAGGAAGAGGCGCTAAAGGCGGTATGGGTAACATGGGCGGATTTCCAACACCACCAGCACCACCAAGAGGGGGAGGCGGATTTGGAGATAACGGTGGGCCTTTCACAACCGACATGGGGATGCCGCCAAGAGGAGGAATGGGTGGCTCTATGGGAGGTAAAGGCGGTATGGGCGGTATGGGCGGATATGGTCAACAAGGCGGCTCAGGCCAGTACCAAGCACCATACATGCCTACTGTTGTGGATACTGGCGAGAGTAACGGTGGGACTGCCACAAATGGTATGGATATTAATCCCCCAAGAGGAGGAATGGGTGGCTCTATGGGCGGAGGTGGGGGTGAAAGAATGGTTCGAGGGCCAAATGGCAACATGTATAAGCCCAATGAATTACCAAGCAATATGAGAATGGAAGTTGATACAGGCCCAAGGGCTGGCATCGGTGGCCCCCGAGCCGTTTTTGCAGATGATTATGTCCTTAAGTCATCCGATCAAGGGTATATGTCAAACCATTTGGCTAGACCAATGTTAAATAATGCTGTGCCACAGTTTGATCGAACATCAAGAGAAGATTTAGCGGCGAAGGAAATAGTAGGTGCTATGGGCGGAGATTCTTCTCTTGATGATCAAGTTGCTTATCGAGGGGGCAGTAAAGGGTTTTACGACAGAAATCCCGGACAATTCATAGACCTTGCATCTTTATCCTCTGATCCTAACCCCGCTGTATTTCAAGGGACACCACTGGGCCAACGTCCTTATCCGGAGATAATGAGACAACCGCAAGCACAGCCGCAAAGGCTACAGGAGGCTGATGGTGATGGATTCGTTTACGAGGCAAGAGAGCAGGCTAGGAAACAGGCCACATCTATGGGGCTAAATGCTCAACAAGCTGAAGATGCGGCACGTCAAGCGGCAGAGCAGTTTAGGGATGTGGAAAGGCCTGCAGTGATGAGCGGTATTGGTAGCATGGGTCAAATTCGTAGACGTTAATAACGGAGAATAAAATGGCGTTAACTAAGTTACAGTTTTCTCCCGGAGTTAATAAAGAAGGCACTGACTACACTGCTGATCAGGGTTGGTATGAGTCTGACAAAATTAGATTTCGGCAAGGTAGACCTGAAAAAATAGGTGGTTGGCAGAAGTTTAGCACTAACTCATTTTTAGGGGTGTGCAGGTCTTTACACCGATGGGCATCCTTAGCCTTTACCAAGTATATAGGCATAGGTACTCACCTAAAGTTTTATATATCTGAAGGTAACAGCTTTAATGATATAACGCCCATACGTCTAACCACTTCTGCGGGTGATCCACGCTTTGCGGCAACAAACGGATCATCTGTAATAACAGTGACAGAGGCAGGTCATGGTGCTGTTGTTAATGATTTTGTTACCTTTACAAGCGCGGCATCGCTAGGCGGCACTATTGTTGCGGCAGTGTTAAATCAAGAGCAGGAAATAACCTCAGTAACGTCCTCTAGTGTTTATACCTTTACAGCTAAGGATACCTCAGGAACCACAGTTACAGCCAACTCAAGCGACTCAGGCAATGGTGGCAGTAGTACCGTTGGAAATTATCAACTTAACACGGGTCTTAACGCTTACGTTTCAAGTACAGGTTTTGGCGCGAGTGCGTGGGGTTCTGGAGGATTTGGTTCTGCCAGTGATATTAGTTCAGCCAACCAGTTAAGGCTTTATAGTCAAGACAATTTTGGTGAAGACTTGGTGTTTAATGTCAGGGGTGGAGGCATTTACTATCATGATACCTCTGGTGGTGTAGGAACTAGGGGGGTAGACATAACGTCTATCGCAGGAAAATTATCTCCACCAAGTATTGCACTTCAGGTTATGGTTTCAGATATTGATCAGCACGTTATTGCGTTTGGATCAAACCCTATAGGCTCTACAGCAATTGACCCTTTATTTATTAGATTCTCTGATCAACAGAACGCAATTGACTGGCTTCCTACTGCTACTAACACAGCAGGTGGTGTACGAATAAACTCAGGATCAATTATTATTGGGGCTGTTCAGGCGCGAGAAGAGATACTTGTTTTTACAGATGTAAGCCTGCACTCCATGAGATTTGTTGGCCCTCCCTTTGTATTTAACTTCGCAACAATAAGCACAGACACTTCCATGATTTCTCCTAATGCGGCTGTTAACGCTAGGGGATCAGTGTTCTTTATGGATGAGGGTGGATTCTTTGTTTATAACGGATCAGTTCAACCACTGCCATGTTCAGTTAAAGATTATGTTTTCTCCAACTTAAATGTTAGTCAGGCGTTTAAGGTGTTTGCCGCTGAAAACTCTGCTTACTCCGAAGTTACTTGGTACTACCCTATTGGGTCTGGTAACACAGAAATATCAAATTACGTTACTTACAACTATGAAGAAAACCTTTGGTCTATAGGAACTTTGGATAGAGGCGCATGGTTTGATTCTGGGCTAGGCAATTTCCCCCTAGCAACGTCAATTATTACTGACACAAATGCTAACTACATGTACGAGCATGAGAAGGGCCATGACGCTGATGGTGAAGCGTTAACGGCTTTTGTAGAGTCTGGTGATCTTGAGATGGGTGACGGTAACAGCTTTATGTTTATGCACAGAATTATCCCAGACTTCTCATTTAAGGGGACTGACCCTAGCGTATCTATGACAGTTAAAGGTAGAGATTATCCTTTACAGGATGCGTCTGTATTGGCTACTACTACAGTAACCTCAAGCACAGGACAATCTGTGATAAGGGCAAGGTCAAGACACCCATCAATAAGAATTGAAAGTACAGGTGAAGGGTACGGTTGGAGATTAGGTACTCTTAGAATGGATGTAAGACAAGATGGTAGACGATAATGGCTACAGTTAAAACTCCACTCCCAGTGGCAAGACCAGAGTATGATCAGAATAATGAAAACACTGTTCGTAAAACAATTGAGTTTGCCTTGTCAAATGCAGACAATGAAATAAACATAGCAAAAAGACAGAGCGACAAGACAGGTTCTTTGGCTTTGCGTAGGTTCCAATTCTTGTTGATGGGTGCTTCATGAGTGACGCAATTAAAATTCTTGGTCAGCTAGACGTATCTGCTACTACGATCACCGTTCTTTATACAGCTCCTGATGTTACGCAGACAACGGTTAGCTCCCTTGTTATATGTAACAGGTCAGGTAGTGCAATAACATTTAGAGTCAGCGTTCATGTTGCAGGAGCAGGCGCAGACGACAAGCAATTTTTATTCTATAATCAATCACTTGCGGCAGAGACTACTCAGACAGTAGTTATAGGTATTTGTTTAGGACAGAATGATGTCATGAAAGTATACTCAAGTGCGGCTAATGTAAGTTTTAATCTTTTTGGCGTGGAGACTAGTTAATGAACAACAGACCCCCTCAGTATACAAACCAACAACCAATGCGTGGCATGGCTAATCAAATGGCTACTCATGGTCGATATGGGGACAGTATGCTTGTTCACATGAATCCAGTTGAAGTCCAAGGATTAGCGTCTTTGTCTCCTACAGGAGAGTTAACAACCAACCCTATGACAGGACAGCCAGAAGCATTTTTGCCGTTCTTGTTGCCGTTGTTGGGAAGCTTGGGAGGTTCTGCAATGGCAGGAGGAGCTTTGGCTACCTCACTAGGACTTGGAAGTCTTGGAGCAACAGCGATGGGCGCAATTGGTTCTGGTCTTGCTACTACTGCGGTTACTGGAGACATTAAAGAAGGAATCATGTCAGGGCTTACAGGATTTGGCTTGGGCAAAGCTTTCCAAGGCGCATCTGAATTACTAAGTCCAGAGGTTTTGGGTGCAACAACAGACCTTGCAAATGTAGGTGCAGACGCGGCCGCCGCCGCCGAACTAAGCTTAGGAGCAGGGGCAGGCGAAGGTGCGCTTAAACAAGCCGCAAATACAATAACGCAAGCCCCTGCAACTATAGAATTACCAGCAGGGCAACTTGGGCCACAAGCCCCTAACTTTGGCTCTCAAGCATACAG